GGGGGGGGGGTACTCTTGAAGAATAGCCCCCGCTTTTGTCCCTCCAAAAATTGAACCTTCAGGAACATAGCCACTTTCCCACCGGGCCTGACGCTTTCAAGCGCCTTCTGAACAAATTCAAGGCCCATTGAGTACGGCGGGTTTGTGATTATGTCCCCTTCAAATCCTTCAAGGGTTTCCGTCAGGAAGTCCAGCGGTTCAGGATCACCAAACCCACGGTAAATCAGATCTGTTGAAATGACTTCATATCCGTGGGCCTGAAGCACCTTGGAAATGTGGCCTTCCCCACAGGCCGGTTCCCATATCACCGGGGCAAAGGGTTCCAGTTCCAGCAATAGTTCCACGGCCTTTGGATCGGTTGCATAATAATCATGCTGTTCCCGTTCTTCCAAGGCGTGGTTGGAAGCGCCCAAGGTGGTGAATATGCTGTTCTGATTTCTCATTCTTCACCACCTGTCCCTTCCACGAACACACGGGTTTTCTTCCCCTTGATGTACTTTGCATCGGTGACGAACCCACACCGCTTGCAAATCTGCCTTGAAAATTCAATGGCGGATAGGGCTTGGAAGTTGTTTGCAATGCAGTATTCCTTATAGCGCCGGTAAACGGTGTTGGTGGCTTCATTTACAATCCCGTCAAGGCCCACTTCCTGAATGAAGCCAATGATGGGGTTGTTATTCTGTTCGTATTCATCCAACTGCCCCTGAACCCGCTTGGAAGTGGTGAATTGGGCCTTGCCCAAAACAGATTTCAAAGCCTTCAGGCCCAAAACAATCAGATATTCCATGGAATCCTGTTCACAAAGTTCATCTTTGATGAACGGGCGGAAATCGGGATCATTTGGGGTAAACTTTGCATCAAAGGGAACGATCACCAAACGCCGCTGAACGGCTCCGGTTTTATCCTTCATGCGGGGAATATTGTTGGCGCTGAACAGGAATTTTGCATAGTTATTGAATTCAAACGGGTCTTGGCCTTTCCGCTCCACATTCACCCGATCACCGGTTACCAGCTTCTTGAACACAGAAGCATTGGCAATAAATTCATCACCAATATCATCACCGATGTTCGCCAGCTTTCCGAACAGTTCAGCGGTTTTGAACCTGTCCCCAAGTTCCTTCAGGTCAAGGGAAGCAATGTTGGAATCCCCAAGCATATTCTTTACCACATGAAGGAAGGTGGATTTGCCGTTGCTCTTATCTCCAATCAGAATGAAGGCTTTTCCAAGTTCATTGCGCCGGTACAGGCAATAGCCCACCATTTCTTCCAGCAAGGCCCTAACTTCAGGATCGTTACAGGCCAGCCGGTCAAGGGTGTGATCCAGCAATTCCGAATAGGCGGCAGGATTGTAGGGCCACGGGATTTTATTTGTGATCACCACATCCGGGGTGAAGTCCCTGAATGAACCATCCTTGATGTTGTAAAGGCCATTGGTGAAGGCAATCACATTGGGGTTGGTGATCTTGGCTTCTCCATCAATCATAATTTCAAGATAGGCAAGCACTTCAGAACGGTTGGCCCGTTTCAGATGGGGAATGTGCTTGATCATTTGGGATTCAATTTCCGCATGGCCCGGAACATAAATACCATCCTTGTAAATGTGAAGCTGACCATTAATCTTCACAATATGGTTGTTGTTCTTCAGGTAGGTTGCAAACTTATCAAACAGGAAAGTGGAACCCTTGAAAAACACCGGCTTCTTGAACGCATCATCCCGAAGAATGGTTTCCAATTCCCGTTCAGACAGCGGATCAGAAAGAACATACCGGTTGATCAGGCGGATGGTTTCACGGGCTTCTTCCTTTGTGAAATCCTCGCTCTGAAGGGTCAGAATGTAGTTGAACAGGCTTTGGTTCCGTCCATCCCCGGCTTCCATATCCAGAAACTTCATATTGGTTTTCACAGGGGTCAACCATTTGGGAAGTTCCTGAATTTCATCTTCTGGGCAATCCTGAAGCATGGGGCGATCCACACCCTTGAAGCGCATAATGGCATAGCTGTTATTGCGCCCCACCTTGGCATCTGTTTCAATGCCAAGGGCCAAGGTTTGTTTTGTCCAGCTTTTTTCAACATACCCTTCAGGGTTTTTGAAATAAAAGTGTTTGCCCCTTGTGGTGGCATACACCCGGCACTTCAAGGCCAAATCCTGAACGATCTTGAACAGAAGATCAGAAGTTTCACCATCATCAACATCAATCAGGATCGTTTCTTCTCCAAGAATGGCCGCATATTCATCAAGGTCTTGAACATCTTCAAGGGTGTTCAGCCTTTTCCGCCCCTTGAATTTTTCAAGGCATTGCTTGTCCTTTGTCGGCACATAGCCCCGGAACAGTTGCATTGGTCAAATCCCCCCCCCAACCTGTTTAATTCCAAAGTCATTCAGGCGATCCCACGCCATTTTGATGTAATAGCCTTTATCCAGTTCATCCGGGATCGGCATACCGCATACATCGTCATTGATGATGAAACAGTGATCCGGGGTGTTGGCAAACTGTTCAGGGTTCTTTTCCCGGCCTTTGATGATCTTACCGGAAACCTTGAATAATCCGCCTTTGCTGTGGTCTTTGGAAGCAAACACCCGGAATGTTTTATCTGTCTGAACCTCACCCCCGCTGAACCGCTTCACAGTTTTTGACCGGCCCTTATCATCCCTGATCTTTTCAAGGGTGATGGTGGGGGAATAAATGGCGTATTTGTATTTGCTGGAAACCTTCACAACCTTTTGGAAGTCCCGCAAATCAGAACATTCCATGATGGTTTTTTCCGGTGGAATATCGTAAAGGAAGAAGTTCACAATGGCCCGGTTGACAATGGGAAGATCATAATCCAGATCAGACAGCTTTTTGACATAAGCGCCCTTGCATTTCCACCGGGGTTTTCCCTTTTCATCAACCAACGGCCCATCAGGAACCACCAGATAATTGTTCACATCCTTCTGATACACCCGCCTGAATTCATCGAATTCCAGCCGCATACCAGTTCTTTCTTCCCACTCCCAACAAATATCATCAATCAATTCATAATCGTCATAGTGACGCAGTTTGATCAAGATACCATCGGTGTTGCTCTGGATAATGTCACAGTGATCTTCCAACCGTTCAATCAAATCCAGCAAGAGAAGTTGACCGCCCACACAGACATTGTTTGCTTGCCGGGGGTCATACATGGCATTGTGGCGATCCTTCATGGCTCCATAGGTGGAATTCAGAACGATTTTGTAAGGCTGTTGCATGGGGTTCTTTTCGGCCTTCAGCTTCAACCGGGTATGATAGATTTCTTCATACTTGGACGGATCAGCCACATTCCGGGAAATCCATTTATAAACCAGCATCAAGGATGGATAATAGGAAGCCACATCCACATTGATGAAGTAACCTTCCCCGAAATATTGCGGAATTGCCCCGTGCAAACCTCCCCAAGCGAATACATGGGGAACCCCGGCAACCTCAATTTCAAGGGCCTTGGAATAGTCCCGGTTCAGCGGATTTTTATACCAGTTCAAAACCTCTGTATATTTTTCAATCCGCAAGGTTCCGGGAAGCTGAAGTTCAAATTCATCATCATGATCCCGCTGAACAGCCCCAAGGATTTTGGCGGAAAGCTGTGCCTTTGTGCGCCCAATATCCGATATGGGAAGGCTGAAGGCTTTCACAAGGGACATTTGGGCATCAAATTCATCTTCTTTGCGCCTTAACCACACTTCAACGGTTTCTTCCACATCATGGCGGCAGTATTTAACCGTTTCCTGAATCTCCGCTTCTGTCAATGGCCGGTCAATATCAAAAGGAACACTGGTTTCCTTGATGGAATGCCCCATGAATGCTTCCAGCGTTTTCAAGCTGATAGGTGGATTGGGTATCACATCGTAATTGATCACCGGGAAATTCCTGAACAGGCTTGAAAACCTGTAACCGGGTTTATCTTCAAGAATGATCCAATCATTCACATCCTTGGGGTTGAACCCACACAGGATTCCTTTCAGAATGTATTGGTCATAATTTCGGCTGTTGTACCCGGCCCAAATGGTTCCCTTGTGCTTCTCATAGAAGCGCCGCAACTGATCAGGATCATTGATGATCACGGTTTCTTTCTTTTCGGTCAGGTCGATGAAAACAACCATCCAATCATACTTGAAAACCTCAAAGTCATAGAAGATCATCATTTCACCCGCTTTCTGAATGTTCTTTGGTGAATCGGTAGAAACAGCCCCGCCACGGGAAGGCTTCACCATGGGGCCAACCGGGGCAAAGCCCCGGCCTTGAAAAGAAACTTTCAAGAATTGCGGTGTCCTTTAGGACACTTTTATTGTAAAAAATTTTGCGCCGTTTTTCAATCCTCGACTTCATAAACTTCATCAATGCTGATGGAATTGAAGCGGGAATCATCATAGTCCACGGCATATTCCAGCTTGCCATCAATGGCTTCCGCAATGTCAAGGACAAGCTGGGCAAACTGCTTATAGCTGGTGAAGCTGACGGGAATACCGGAATCCAGCTTTTCAAGGAAGCCCATAGCGGAAGCGATCATGTTCTTATCGTTCTTGGTGCCGTACAGAACACGGTTCATGAACAGGCGCTGCTTCTTGTACTCACCGGAAAGAATCTTGAAGGACACAGCCAGCATGGGGCGGTTGGGATCGGCCTTGGTGCCTTTGATCTCCATGGTTTCCACCTTGGCTTCATACTTGCCAGCGGGAATGGTGGGGAAGTCACCACCGCCGTTCTTCTTGGCATCCTCCACATCAGCCTGAAGGCCCTTCAGATCAACGGTACGATCAATCTTGTCAAAATCAATAGCCATAGTTTTTTACCTCCAAAAAATGTATTTATTAAATGGTTTTCAGAAAATCAGCCAACCCACCAAACAGGGTATCAAGCACCTTGGCCGCTTTGTCAGCCTTTTCCTTGGCCCTGTTCATGTTGTCAACTTCTTCTTTCGTAGGGGAAAAACCACCATCAGGAATGAACAGATCATCAGGAAGAACGGTGTTCAGCAGATGATCAAGGGCCGCATCCGCCATCACATCACAGAAATCTTCATGATGTTCAGCGTAATTCCGAATGGCGATCTTGGCGGCGGAACGCTGAAGTTCGATCAGGGTTTCACCATCAGCACCGGGCGGGGGGGGGGATCAGGTTGGCGCACACCTGAATCTTGCGGAACAGGCCACGCTTGTTCATTTCCTCTTTGAAATGGTTCAGGGCATCGTTTTTCATTTTGGGTTCCTCCTTATATTTGGTTGGAAATTATCTTTCCAATTTCCCTTACTGCATGGGTGATCTTCTCACGGTTGATCCGCTTTTCCTGAAGAACACCCATAATCACGGCGGCTTCCGTCTGAATATCCTGAAAGGCTCTGTGATTGCTTTCAAGGTCAGCTTCATAAGAAGCAAGGTCTGTATTTTCACCGGCCTTGGCCGATCTTACTTCTTCATCCGCTTTTTCTGCGTATTCCCGGAAATACTTTGCCGCTTCATAACCCATGTGTTTTTCAACCAGATATTCAAAATCACGGGCTGTGAAAATGGTTTCAGGCTTCCCGGCAATCATCAGCACTTCCGCCATCAGGCATCACGCTTCTTCCGGGTGCGCCGGGGCGGGTTCACATCCATCTTGGGCGCTTCTTCCTTGGGCCGATCCCACAGGGGGCAAACATCGGGGCCGCCTTCCTTATGGCACCGGTGACCGGCATCAATATTGGGGCAAAGCGGGATTTCAGGGTTTTCCCGGTTCTGTGCAAAAATCCGTTCAGCGTCCGGGCATTTCGGAAGATCGGTGGTGTCCTCGTCACCCTCCCAAGGCGGGGTTTCGGTGGTGCCATCAGTGGCCGTGGTAGGGTCACCAGCCGCCGAACCTTCACCATCAGGATCATCTTTGGCGGGTTCCGGTGCCGGGGCTTCCTCTTTGGCCTTTTTTGCCCGTCTGCTGGGCCGCTGTTCGCCGCTGTCAGAGGTTTCAGGCTTGGGGGTAGTAGTTGCATCACCGCCACGCTTGACGGCTCCTGCGGCCTTCTGGTTGGCTTCCTCATACACTTCACAGAAGGCTTCATAATCCAGCGGAATTTCCTTGTTGTGAACAGTCAGCCGCCCACCACCGAAGATCACTTCAGAGGTCTTGAAAGACAGCACCCGTTCATCATCGTCCGCCACGATACGGGCCACAAGATCAACCATACCGGCAACCTTGTTGGCGATCTTCTCACGCATATTGGGGCGAATGGATGTAATCTTGTCCCCGCCTTTTCGGGTCAAATCCCGGCTTCTGTCCTCATGGCTGATCAGGATGATATTTTCATAATCCGTATTGATCAGCCGCTTCAGGGTGTTCAGGAATTCGCTTGTGACCATATCCCAAGCCCGGAAAGAATCATCAGATTCATGCTTCCAGCCCTGACGGTCACAGATGTAAACCCGGCAGGATTCATAGACATCTTCCAGCAGATCAACCACAATGGTTTTGAAATCGTTCTGCTGTTTTTCCAGTTCTGCCACGGCTTCCATGAACACTTCATAGGCCAGCTTCCGTTTGGTCAACCGGCCTTCCACGGTCACCACATCCCGGATGGAAATGTACGGGGCATCCACAAACTTGATGTTGCCATCCGTGTTCAACATCAGCGGATCAGGGAATTGGTTGGCAAAGAAGGTCTTGCCGCTGAAGGGTGCCCCATACAGCCAAACAACCTTCTTTTTGGTGGCGTTCAGATCACGCCGTTCATTTTTGGGAAGTAACATATAATCCCATCCTTTCATACAGTATTCTTCATACTCACACCACCCGCAAAAGTGGTTTGGGTTCTTGGGAAATTCTGCGGCTTCAACCATGTGCTTCACATTGGTCATAAAGCCAACAACCTTCATGGGGTCAAACTGGATCGGCATCAGTGTTGGTTCAGCTTCCTTCAAAGCGTCCTGCAACCGATCCCGGAATTGAAGAAGGGTTTCCGTTTTCTTCTGTTTGATCTTCACCTTGGGAACAATCAGGAAATACATATTCCTGATCCTGTGGCCGGGGTGGGTCAATTCATACCAATACTTGTATTCATGAAGCTGACCGGAAACGGCATAGGTCTTGGCGTTATTGGAATACTTGAAATCGTACAGGTCAAAGGCTTCAAATTCTTCCAAATCTTCACCGGTGATCAAACCATCCAGCTTCAGCCCCTTTCCAATAGGAACCAGATAATCCATGAACCCGATGAAATCAGCGTTCCCAATGGGAAGTTCAAAGGCTCCGCCCGGTGGCAACAGGGCCTTGGCCTTTGGAATCATGGCTTCCAGTTTAATCATTTCGTTGATATGATCATCCGTCAAAACCGGGAAGCTGTGCTGGTAGAATTCAAGGGCCTGTTCAACCCCTTCTTCAATGCCGGTGTGAAGGGCCGTTCCAAGGATCAAGGCGTTGTCAGGATCGGTGTTCGGGATTGTGTCTATCCCTTCCACATATCGCAAGCGGTATTTGTATGGGCATCTATCAAAGACTTCAACCCGGCTGTGGGAAACTCGCATTCTTTCACCCCTTTCACAATGTTCTTGAAGGCTTCAAAACCTTCCGGGTACAGGATGAAACCGAAACACTGTGATTGGTTGATCTGTTTCAGGTTTCGCTTTTGAAGTTCTGAAGGGGTTCCGTTGGAAGCCTTCAGTTCCACTTCAAGGGAAATGCCTTTTATGGTGATCTTCATATCGGGCAAACCGGATTTTGTATATCTTCCGCCGCCCCACCGTTTTTCCCAATACCCACAGGGCGGGGCCTTCATCCGGTCAACCGGTTCCCCCAAAGGATAAATGCCTTCAGATTCCAACCAGTCCTTCAGGCGGTTTTCAAAGTTCTTTTCACCGGCCATGTTTTTTCACCCCCCCCCGCTGGATCAATCCATGATCCCAAGCGTGTTTTGTGTTCTCTGAAATGGTTGCCCATTCCAGTTGGGAAGCTCTGCAATCATGCTTTTTGCCGTGCTTGTGGTTCACCACGGGTTTGTTTTCGGGGTTTGGGATAAAGGCCAGCGCCACAAGAATATGTAACCGGCAATTTTTCCCATCCAATTTCACCCGCAAATAACCGGAACCATCGTCATAAGGCTTCAACAGCTTCTCGGTTTTCACTGAACGAATTTGGGCCAATCGGTTGATTTCATAATTGGGGTGGCCGGGGCATGGGTGCCATTTGATGATCATGGGCTTACTCCTCCAAAATTCGGATCAGGTTGTGAATACCACGGTTTTCCAATCCCTGAATCTTCCCGGTTCCAGCGTAGAATTGGAACAGTTTATCATCAGACTTCCGCCAACAGTGAAAGTGGCCGGTTTGCTCATTTTTCAGTTGGTATTCAATCCCATGGGCTTCAAATTGCTGAATAGCATGGGCGATCCGCTCAGGGTTCTTGGAAACCCGTTCTTTGTGGTTCTGGTGGGCGTGTTCCTTCAGGGCATCCCAAAATTCATCCCTTGCCATTGGTTCCACCACCTTCTGCAAAATGTTCAAAGGTGGACACACTTGCCATCACTGAAAACAGGTCTGAAAAATATTGAACCGCTGAATCCCGATCAATATTATGGCGATCCGCCGCCGAAACCAATTCATGGATTGTCCCGGTAACAATACGAACCATTTCCTTTGCCCACGCATCGGCTTCTTTCGGGGTCAAACCTTCTGCCATTACTGCCCACCTTCCTTCAGCGTGATCTTCACATACCCGGCCTTGGTGCTGGATTTGGAACATTCCGCCGCAATATCAGGATATTTCTTCTTCAGCTTGGCGGAATCAATGCTGGTGGCGGTGGTAGGTTCCACAAAGGTAAGGTTCAGAACATCGGATTCAAATTTCTTGATCCCGTACTTCACCATGGCTTCATACAGGGCCGCTTTCATCTGCTTTTCCTGTTCCTCAATGGCCTTTTTATGGGCGGTCAGGGAAGCAATAGCGTTCAGGGTGGCAAGCTGGGAAGAACGGAATTCCTGAAGGCCGGTTTCCTCGTCAAAGGTGGCTTCCCCACAGGCATTGTGATCCTCGGAACAAGAGTATTCACAGGAATCACGATCCGGGCAGAAGTGACAACACCCATTAAACTTTTCCATGGGGCATTTAGTGTTACACTTGATCATGTTTCGGGTTCTCCTTTCAGATAAACATTCAGATATTTCAGGCCAAATTCACAGGCGGCTTCATGGTTGTCAAAGTAAATATCAATCTGCTGTTCACCATACTTTTCAACCACCCATGCGGCGGTTCTGTCCTGAACGACATATTCACCCAAGCCTTCAATCTCCACAACCGTTCCAAAGGGCAAAGGGGAAGCACAGGAAACACCGGCAACCAGTTCTTCACCGGAAGCCCCATAAACAATCCCATCAGGCCGGTTCTTGGCCCATTCCCCACAGCACTTTTCACAGGAACAGTAAGCGGTGATCCTGTATGTACCCAACAGAACAGGTTCCGGGGTTTCCTGAACCAGATTCACCGGCTCCGGGGTGCTGATTACAAAGGCGGTTTCCGTGGGTTCCGGTGCCGGGGTTGGCTTGTCCTCAAATGCGGTGGCAGAAATACGGCCAAGAACAAAGCCAATCAGAATGCCCATTAGAAGGGCCACGGTGAACATACGGCGGAACCACCTTTGGCGCTTAATTGCGTTCTGTCTTTTCCTCGTATTTTCGGAATAGTTCATCGTTATAGTCCTTTCTCATTTGAAGGGTGGTCAGAATATCTTCTTCCACCGTTCCGGGGCAGATCAGAAGGTAATAGAAGCACGGGCGTTCTTGGCCCATCCTGTGAATCCGCTTTTGGCTCTGCTCCCATAGTTCCCAACCTTGGGGAAGGCTGAAATAAATGATCTTGTTGGCCTTTTGGAAGTTGCCCCCCATGGCCCCGGCCTGATACTGAATGAAAGTAACTGAATTGCTCTGGTATTGATAGGCATTCAGATCTTTTATTTCACCGGATAGAATGGAAACCGGGCGATTCATGGCGGTCACCATCCCCTTCAGGCGTTCCATTTCTTCTGTGAAGTTATAGAACACGATCAGCCGATCTTCTGTACTGTTCACCAAATCCCGGAAGGCTTCATAGCGGTATGGGTTATATAGGCCGCAAAGCTGACGGGCATACAGGCGGCGGGTCAAGCTGGTATCACCAATCAATTCCCGCTTACAGTGTTCATTGGAACCGAAGAAATCAGAATCCAGTTCAAATTCCTGAAGGTTTGTGGTGTCGATGGTCACAACCCGTTCACGCCAAAATTTCCAATATTCCGGGGAAGGCCGGGTTTTCATTTGGATCATGTTCTTTGCAGGAAGATCAATCCCGGCATCATCGGTGGTCATAAACACCGCCCCATGTTCGGCCAGCTTCTTTTTCAGCCGGTCAACATTTTTATAGCCGGTGATCTGCTTCCGCCAAAAACCATCATCTTCAACCCATTCCGTTTCAATGTACTGCTTCCAGAACAGTTCCTTTGATATGTTCCATCCCAACAGTTGGCATTGGCTCCACAGCTTTTCATACTTACCCCCGGTTGGTGTACCGGAAAGAAGAATTACATTGTCAGGATGAAGCCCAAGAATGAAATTGGAACGCTTGGCGTTTTCATTCTGGATCAGGGAAGATTCATCCAGCATCAGCGTAAAGCCGTTCAAGGTTTTCAGAATCTTCCGCCTGAAGGTCAGTTCATAGTTGATCACGCCGATCATCAGGGTTGGAACCTCACATTGAACCTGTTCAAAAAACCATTTGAAAGTTTTGGGGTTTGTAAGGTCAAAAACACAATTCCGGGTGTAGTAGGTTTGAAAATGTTCAATCCAATCTTGAACCTTGGAACACTGACAAACCACCAGATTGATCCGGGTGTTCAGTTTCATCATTTTTTCTGAACCAACAAAAGTTTTCCCAAGGCCCATATCAAGGTAATAAGCGCACCGGTTGTGGCCTTCCGTTTGATCAAGGGCTTTTTGCTGGTGCTGGAATAGGGTGATCATAAGGTTTCAGGCGTTTCAATCATGGAAAGGTAATTTTCCACATTCACGCCACGGGAAATCAATTCCGCCTTCATAGCCGTCCCCAAGGTGTTGTTTAAGGCGTAGGCGCTCACCTGTTCAGGGGTCATGGAAGTGATGTTGAACAAAGACTGTTTCACAACATCACCATGACAGTTTCCAAAGGGATCAAAGGGGCAACAATCGGGGGTGGATTCAATATCACGAACCACCATAGTAACCACCACGGCGGGGCGGTTCTTCAGCATCTTCAGGGTGTTCAGAAGATGATCCGTGTCCATTTCTGCGGGAAGGAACGCCGTTCCACCAGCTCCGATCCACACAGTTCCATCAAAACGGGTTTTCATGTTCATCATCCTTTCTTTCCGGTCAGGCGAACAATGTAAATGCAGTTGTCCACCCGGTATGCGTCATACCCTTTCGGGTTCTTCTCGTTGTACTTGCGCCGGTGGCTGGAAATGGTGGAAAGTTTGGTTTTTGCGGCCTTGGCGCTTTCATACTGGAAACACATATTCTTTGCGTTTCCGCTGGTCAGGAAATCTTCAATGGCCTTGACTTCCTCGCTTTTGCTCCCACCATGAAACTGGTTCTTGGGTGGGGTCTGAACATTGTATTTGATCTCCAAAAAATCACCTTCTTCATAAGATTTCAGTTCCGGGGGCCGGGATCGTGTCTATGTAACACAGATCATCCGTTCCGGGGATCACATCATACAGGCTAACGGTTTGGGGTTCTTTGGCCCGTTTTTCCCGCTCATGCCCTATGGCTGACCGCATAGCTTGACAGGCCACGGTGACGAATTTCACCCTTTGCAGATCAGGAAGGGCGAACCAGCGTTTCACGGCCAGCAAATAGCGGAAAATCACCACATCAAACCATTCCGATCTATTAAGGCCCTGCTTGTCTAAATACCACCAAACAATGTTGATGTTGTCCGTGGCAAATTGGGCTTCTTTAGGGGTAAGGGGGCGTTCATAAAAGGATTTTGGCAACCGTAAGCCGCCGCCCACCTCGTTTCTTTCCGGTTTCACACATTCCCCCCCCCCAATCCGTCAGGCAGTCAGGCCAAAGAAGGCATCAAACTGTTCAGCGCCAACATACTCACGGAATTTGGCGGGGTTGATGTAATAGTTGTAAGAACCGCCCACGCCGGGAACCGCATTCCCAAAGGGAAGAAGGCCACGCTGAAGGCCAATCCTTACAAACTGCTTGCTTTTCCCAAGGCACCGGGCCGCATCTGCGGTGGTGATTTTCTTCACGGAAACCTTCTGTTCCTTGGCCGGGGGCGCTTCATATCCCATCAGGTAATCAAAGGAAACGCCGGTGGCATCGGCCAGCGCCTTCACACGCTCCGGGCCGGGG